AGTATTATTAGTATCGTCCATTACTACTTTAAAGGCATATAGACCTTGTCTCTGCTGTATACCTTCAAGATATGGATTAACTTGTGCGAGGAAGTTATTTCTAGTAGCTATAGAATTCTGTTCGAATACTAAATTATTTGCTATCTGTGAGATGAAAGATTTCATTGCTATTAATAACCTTCTAACGTTTACTCTATCTAAAGCACTTGCTTTAGTCTGTAGAGTTTTCTGTCCGTATACTACAACTCCTGTTCCAGGAAAAGAAGCTATTGGATTTACTTTATTAGTGTATAATGTATCTCTTGTTGATTGAGCTAATTTTCTTTCTGGTCTAACTACTTGTCCTAGTCCTCCTCTATTAATACCTGCTGGTGCGAACCAAGGATCTGATACTGCATCATTGTATGCGAATACTCCACCCATTACTGTTGAAGCTGGTACCCATACCTGTGTTCCTGTGTCAGGGTCTATTACTTGTACCCATGGCCAGTAAGATGCTGCATAAGATGTATTTAAACTTTTTGCTTGTCCAGTTACATCGGTTACTGCCCGTCCGTATTTTACTAAATCCAATACGTAGAGATTATCTCCTCTATTTTGTGTATTTGATATAATACTTGTTGCTTGAGATGTGTAATCTGCGTTATATAAACCTGGTGTTAGTAAGATATTAAATTTATAGTCGTCAGTATTGGAGAGTAGATTAATCATGTTTGTATAATCTGTTCCTACTACTCCTTGTGTATTTGAACTATCTATCGTATCGTAGAACTTAGCTCCAGCCATTACTCCTCCTGTTGCATTTTCAAATCCACCGCTTGTAGCTAATGGTATAGAGGCAGTAAATGCTGTCTTAGCAGTCCCTGTATTGTCTAGGTAATTAGGGGTAGGTGAGTTTACCGTGCTTACTCTTAAATATTTTGATGCTACAGGATATGAACCTACAGTCTGTAGGTAGTAACTTGTACCGTCTGCAGCATATGTAAATGATTGGTCTCCAATTCTCTTTGCTACGTAATTTGTAGATAATGGATCTAATGATAGGTCAGTCCAAGTTTCTAATACTACTTTTTCAGTTGTATTGTCGTTACCTCTTCTTACTAGAAGATCGAATGTACCAGATCCGGTATTACTGTTTACTATTTCCCATCTTACGTTATCTACAGAACCGCTATTCATTGATCCGTCTGAGTTTAGGCTAGAAGAGCTATTCATTAAGGTACCTTCTGCTAACGTCTCAAACGTTACTGCTGCGGTATTAGATTCTCCGTATACTGTTGCGTTAGCTGAAGAAAAGGATCCGGATTTAACTCTTGCTACCAAGAGGGATTCTCCTCCGTTATTGAAGTAGTTGTAAGCTGCGATCGAAGTAAAGTATGTATATACACCGCTACCGCTAGTTAGGGTAGTTCCAAATACGTTTTGATACTGGCTATAAGATGTAACTACTGTTGGAACCTCTACGGGTCCTTTGACTGTCGGTCCTATTATTGCCGCTCCCACCGTTACGGGGCCTTGGGTAATAAAAGATTGGTCGTTCTCTCTTGCGAGGACACCTGCGGATATTAAAGTTTCTGCCATTGTGTTGTACTATTTTATAATAAATAGATTGATTTTTTTCGAAGTTTTATTTCTAAGGTAAAAAAGATTACCTTTAGATATTGTTTATATTTGATGTTGTCTCTGTGTTGAAGGACAATTTGCTTGCTTTGCTAAATTTCTTTATAGAATTTATGTCATTCTGTTTTGTTTTCGGTACTAGGTATCCATCTAGTTTTAAGTCGAAGGTACTTCTTACAATCCTCTCGCTATCTGCAGTTAATTCGGCTTGAAACCCAAATTGGCTTATATTAGCTCGAAACTTGAATTTTTCTGGATCTCCCCAATAAGAGTCGGAAGCATATTGTATTGCTTCAACTACTTTATTCTGATGTTCTATATAGTAGGTGTATAGTATTACTTTATAATTTAAGGTAAGGTAATCAGGAGCTACTACAGCGTAATATTCTTTTTCCGGTACTCGGTTATTTAGTATATCAAAATTTGAATATGCATTTCTTGAAGAATAAGCTTTACCTGATACTATATAGTTGTGAGGTAGGTTAGCGTCTATTTTACTTGTTATCCTGTTTTTTACGATAGATTCTCTTTTCAGTAGTATCAAGGGTGCCATTATAGCTCCTTTTATGTCTCGTAAGTAACCATCTCTTTGGTAAGATTTCCATTTTTCGGGGGATGAGAACATTGCAGGTACAGGGGTTATTTCTCCGTTCTGTAGTACTTCTGGTTTTAATACTTCGTTAATATAGTAAAGTAGTGCTTCGTCGTGATCTTGAAGAGTTACGCTTAAGGTTTTACCTTTCTCTCCTTTCTCTGATATTTGATTGGCTCTGTTTTTCTCTCTAGGTATTTCATTATTAGGGTTACCTCTACCAGTATCGAAAGGATCAACTAACGAAGTACTTATCTCTCTTTGAGTTTTTGGTGTAGGCTTTCTATTACTCATTTACCGTAGGTTCTTGTTATATGTGTTTTAAGTGACTTTTTTAACTTACTAAATGCTTCTTCGTATTTTACAAGTTTATCATCACCAGGATTATCTTTTATACCTCTTTGTAGGCTTCCTAACGCATCGTCTAGTTGATCGATTGCTCCTTTAAGAGGAGTTGGTGTTATGTCCCATTGAATTGTTCCGGTTTCTTTATTAACCATCTTTGGTTCAGAGGAAATATAACCTACTTGATCTTTCTCTAATATTAAATCTATCAATTTCATCTCTCTATAATCTCTGTTTATCTATTCCTACTTTATCTGCTGGTACATAGTGGGCATTACAGATTACGGATAAACTTGTACCGAAGTTTTCCAGTCCTGTTTCTAACGGGTTAGTCCCGGTACTGTCTTTATTTGGGTAATCCGGATTTTTACCTACAAAGAGTTGATTACTTATTACGTTGTCAACTTCGTAGTATAGGTCTTTCCATTGTTTTATATCTCCCTGGTCACATACTAATTGTATATCTGTTAGATCATCTCTAAGAAATCTAAAAGTTAGATTTTGAGCTACAGTTCCAACCTCATCAAAAGCTGGGGATGATTCATCTCCTCTTTCTATCAGTGAATATAGTAATGTTGGTTCTTGAAAAATCCTTCCTGTAGATGCTTCTCCGTAGATATTAATTTTCGTTTCAACCAAGTTATATTTATGATATACTACCTGTTGAGATATTATATCATGCATCAGTTCACGGTTTATGTGTCTGAATAAGCTTATGTCTCTTGCTTCTCCGTATAATGCCATAATATTATCCGATGAAGATTGGCTGTGGTACTAAGTTTAATTCTTTTTGCTTATAATCTGCTTCTAAAGATCTTCTTTCTAATAATTTTTCTCTTGAAGTTTCTTCTAAGTAGCCTCTCAGTCTTTCTATTAGTAAATTCTTTTCTGCTGTTGCTGCTGTGATTAAGTCTGCATGATTAAGAGTAACTTCAGCTCCTGGTATAGGAACTGTTCCGTATTTTCCTCTAACATACCCTAATACTTCTTTACATAACGCTAAGGTGTATTCAAAAATCCACTGTCTGCCTATAGAATTAATTTCCTTATAGGTTGGATTTTTATAGGGTACATTTGATACATTAGAAACTCCTCCTGAAGTACCTGGTGCGTTTATTGAATTTCTTTCTGATTCTTTGATATATTCAAATCTAAGCTTTCCTCCTGCTTCGGTTGGGATTGGGAAAACTCTTAATCTGTTATTTACGAGTTCAAAAGTATATTGTGATTTTCTAACTTGATCGTTTAATTCAATGGCTTGAATTTTCTGCAAATCATAATTGATAGGCATCATTAGAAAGTTTATGGCTGGTGACATGTTTCCAAATCCAAACTGATCCATTAGATTTTCCATGCCTAACCCTGAACCTGCGTAAGGGTCAAAATATCTTGTTATAGCAGGTGGTGGTTCGTAGAATACTCTTTTAACTTCTATTCTATCTGTTGAATCTAAAGAGGCTGATGCTTGTGCCCAGGTATTTAAATCATAATCCTGTACGCTAACTGATAGACTTAGGGACCCTGTATACCAGGTTGTTGTTCCTCCTACTCCAGCTTCTTCTCCATATTGA